TCAGGCTAATCTCTTTTTCTCCTCAGACCAGCCTACAGAGGGCCAGTAATATCCCTGACCGAATTCCGCCCCTGCCTGCAGCGCGTATTCCCGATCCCTTTTTGACTCGATGCCTTCAATCAACACATTGTTCGCCACCTGCGCGCAAAGATTCACCAGCTCAGCCAGCGCGGGCGTTGATCTTTTACGCCAGAACGCCATCTTATCGATCTTGACGCCGCATAACGGCAATTGACGTGACAAAAATGGGCTGAGGGAGGCGGTGTTCACGTCGTCCAGCCAAATCCGGCAGCCTCGATCGGCTAACATCCCCCAGTGTCGGGTCACCCGTTCGCGTAACTCCGCAGGCAGCTGGAAGAACAGACCCGGTTCGACGATTTCAATGTTCTGTCCGGCGTTAAGCATCGGCAGGATCCGGGCGAAATAATCCGGTTCCATAAATACGGTTATCGGCAGGTTGATGAAAAGATGATTAGCGTAACCTGAGTTTTTGAGGGCCGCGAGCTGCACTTCCAGTAACCTAACGCACTGTTTCACCGACTGATGCTGGAAAAATGTTTCACTTTGTTCGGGCGAAGCGAGCTGGCTGAGGAGCTCCATACCGACGACGCGGGAAGAGGAGAGGGCCACAATGGGTTCGAGTTTGATGCCGACAATCTCTGGCGAGATGCCTTTTAGTGGAGGAATGCGGCTTTCTGACGGATCAGAAGGAAAACGGGGGGCTGAGGCGGTCACAACACTGTCCTGTTATCTTCCGGCTCCTGGTGCCGGGATACCGCTGACGAGTGTGACGGTGATTGTCTTCTGAAAATAGCAGGCGTTACTTAAAGAGGGTTAAGGCTTTTCGCAGCGCGGGCAAGTGGCAGAAATATGAGAGGAATGGAGAAAAAACAGGCGTATTGATGGGGGATTGAGGCGGGTTAGATGAGAAGCCAGGCGATCGCGCTAAAAGGCATTGACTCACTTGCCATTGACCGTATAATTCCAGGCGTTTCACACCGCAAGTGCACTTCTCTCAGTGCGCCCTTAGCTCAGTTGGATAGAGCAACGGCCTTCTAAGCCGTAGGTCGTAGGTTCGAATCCTACAGGGCGTACCATTAAGAAACAGCAGCTTACGCCAACTTCAATCCCGCCTGATTTTCCCCTTGTGTCATATCTGTGTCATGATTGCCAAAAATGGCATCAATTTTCCTCGCGTGTTCCGTTAAATGGTTAGGCGCAAGGTGAGCATATCGGCGCACCATTTCGATACTCTCCCAGCCACCCATTTCCTGCAGAACTGATAAAGGCACTCCAGACTGAATTAACCAGCTTGCCCAGGTGTGTCTCAGGTCGTGAAACCTGAAATCCTGAATACCGGCTTTCGCAAGTCCAATCTTCCACGCGCTGTTGTCATCGACGCGCATTTTCCTCACTGCTGGCGTTAACGTTCCATCAGGACGTGTGGCGGCCTTAGTGTGAGCAAATACCCATCGTGAACTCTTCCCTATCTGATCCCTTAACACCCTGCATGCGGTATCATTCAGAGCCACGCCGATAGCCTTGCCCGCTTTTGCGTTCTCTGGATTTACCCATGCAACCTTTCTCTGCATATCGACCTGCTGCCACTCCAGATCAATGATGTTGGAGCGACGCAGGCCGGTAGCCAGTGCGAATATAACTACTGGCTTAATGCTCTCTGGCATGCACTCGATTAACCGTTCAGCCTCATCCCTGGTCAGCCACCGGATCCGTTTGCTTACCGGCTTCCTTGTTTTGATTGACGGTGCCGACTTTATCCATCCCCAATCGTCGGCGGCCGCCTTTAACAGAGACCGCATAAATGATAGGTGCTGGCTCTTCGTTGCCTGGCTTACCGGCTTGTCCGTATACACCGGTGGCTCCTTGCCGCGACGAATAGCCGCATCCCTGCGCGACTCCCATATCTGGATGTGCTTGCGGTTCACCATCTTCGAAACAGCGTCATGCACCTGCTCAGCTGTGATGGTTGAAACATCCCTTCCGGTAAAGTGCCGCAGAAAATATTCAATCTTCGTCCTGTCGTCATCCAGCGATCGCTTATGGTCCTTCTCGCGAATCCACCGGATGCAACATTCTTCAAACGTCCTTGTCGGCAACTCCCCAATCTTATCCACCCGCCACGCTTCCGACTTCAGCCTGTCGTGCAACTCCTGTGCTTGTTTCTTGTCCCCCGTGCCAAGAGACCTTCTAATTCTTTGCCCTGACGGCGTAACGAAATGACAGTGCCATACTCCGCCTCTGAGGGTGATTGACATAAATTATCTCCTTTATGCTCACCCGCGCTCGCGACAACAGGATCGCGCGGGTCATTTAAATACGCAATACAGGCTGCATCGGTAGTCCGATATTTGTTGCCCACCTTTTTACCGGCCAGTTCGCCAGAGTCGATAAGCCGGTATATGGTTCTGGGTGAGACGATCAGGAGTTCCGCTGCCTGTTGCGCGGTGATTGGCTTTGCTGAAACCATTGGTTATCTCCAGGCAATAAAAAACCGCCCTCGGGCGGCTAGTCGATACGGATGCCAGGAATCTTCCCAGCGGCGATGGCGTCGTATAGCTCGCCAATTGCGTGGGATGGGCATCCAAGCGCATTTCTATATACTTCGACCATTTCATTAACAGATATATCGCGCTTCTTATCAGATTCTGTTTTGGCAGGGCGGAATTTGTTATTGGTATCATTTAGGTAAAGCTCTGTGTCATTTTCGTCAACGCAAAGCACACCATGTTTTCCAACTGCCGTGCACTTCCTCCAGTTCCAGGAAGAGAAGCCATTAGCATGAGATGAGTACTCAAACTCGAACCCAACCGGCGGCAGCCCCACACCATTCCATTCAACTGGTTCGAATCGCCATGCTCTCTCAATGACATGGTACTCGTCGCCACCTTCTCGGATGCCTTTCCATGCGGGTGGCAGGTAATCACTCGCTACCTTCGTTAACACATTGAAAGGCCTTGCACCACGGTAGGGGTTTCCGAACGGAACAAAGCGTCCAATAATCTTATTCATACCTTCTCCTAATCCATTCTCTTATACAGTTGCGGGCCGTCTACAGTGGCAGCCCGTAGTTCGTTTTCCTGATGCATCTGATATGTACCGTCATCCCATCGGCACCAGTATTTCGGATGCTCGCTATCTGGTTCTATCTGGCTCTCAACGTATCCATGTATTCCGCCGGTCTTAAGCTGGACTAACGCGCCCACAGCATACTTAGCCATTGCACACCTGCCGGTTCATGTAGAAATGAGATGAAGGCCGCCAGAGCATTGAGAGCAATGACGAGCCAGATGATGGGATTCGATTGCATGATTTACTCCCAAAAAGAAGCCCACCGAAGTGGGCAATAACATCAAGGGATGATGGGCTTTCGCACCCAATAGCCAGCTCACAGGAACCGGCTATAAGTTGCGTCATGAGTACGTCTGATATTTTCTGAAATCGTTAGACCTTGTCCTAACTGCTACCCAACCAGAAACGAGGACGCCTCTTTTTGTGCTGTAAAAATCCTTCAGATGTGTAACCTGAATCGAGCGTGACGCCCAATGATTCATGCCCATCAGCCGCCTCGCCACTGAGTTACTTTTCATAGTCTCTCCTCATGCCACGCGCTGCATTGCACGTAGCGATTTAATGTGTGCTGCCGTTTCGATGTCGTCCCATATCTGCTTTAACTCTGCACCATCGACAAACTCAAAATCATGCTGAAAGCGCATCATGCTGGCTATGCAGTTATGGCCGTTTCGCTGACAGTGAACTGTGCCTGATTTGGTGCGGAGTATTTTGCAGAGATGGCCGTGGTGATCGGTGTAGAAGCTACCGGGAAGGATTATCCTGAACATTGGCTGACTCCTGCATCATCAGGAAGACGATCATTGCCGAACGTAGGGCTTTTTCGCACGGCTGATGAGACACAACGTGTACCTTTAGCTCGTCAATTCCGTAAGCAGTAACCCACTCGACAGGAATATCACATTGATGCTCGGCATCGTATTCAACGCTGATTCGGTTTGCAGAAATTATCGGCCATGCGTCTGACGGGTCGCTTGTAAATGAAAAACCATATTGCACGCGCTTTGGTGTACCCTCGTTTATCACGAAACACGCCCTTCCAGAAACGTCATAACAATTCCAATTTTTTATATCTGGATGAATGCAAATGGCAACTCGTTTGTTAATTTCAAAGTCGCTTAGCTTGCTGTAATCCATCACATCACCCCCGCTTGTCGCATTTGATACACCTCCACTCCAGCAAATACGGCCGCAGTGTTTGCATATAGGCCACATTACATTCCCCTCTGCTTATTCCGCAATTCCATCTCACCCTGGCAATCAACGCACATCGTGCATCCCGGATACGCTTTCCTGCGCTCATCGCTGAGAGCTTCATCGCACTCAATACAGTGCGTTGCTGATACTGCGCTATGGTCTAGCCTGTGCATGCTCAGTGCGGCGTCACGGTGTAAATCTTCCAGTGCCGACGCGTTATCAATGATGTCAGTCATTTCAGTGCTCCCGAAACTGGCCGTTAATCCTGCCAATGGTGTAGATGAACAATAAAAAAGGGACACCAAGCCCCTTTATCTTCTCGAAGTGCTTCGTCAGTAATGGTCGACTGACGGCGTCAAACTTTGGCTTTGGCTTCTGCGCCATTGCTGCCTTTATTTCTTCATTGCATCTCCGGGCAGTGGCGCGTAATGCGTTGTTTTGCTCTTCGGTCATGCTGCCTCCGACGATTTTTTGTGGGAGTGGCCAATACGTGCTGATGCGATGGTCGCATAGTCTGGATCAAGGTCTATGCCGATGAAGTTGAATCCCTCTTCGACCGCTGCGCGACCTGTGCTCCCACTGCCCATCCATGGGTCAAGCACGGTACCGCCCGGCGGGGTGATTAATTTGCAGAGGTATTTCATCAGTGCAATTGGCTTAACGGTGGGGTGGTTGTTCTTCGCGCCATTAGTTCGACCAGCTCCGGCGCGCGGATCGTTGATTCCGACGCTTCCTTCTTTTCTTCCGCCAGTCATGTCGGTGGCTGATATCGAAGTGAATCGCTCGAGGCCTTCATCGCGCTCTTTCTTCGTTACTTTGGCGCAGTAGAAGAAACGGGCAGCACTGGTTTCGCTCTCCAGTCTCGCGGCATGGGCCTTTGGTGGAGCCATATCTCCATACCTTCCTTGAGATGGTCTTGCTCTGCCGGTTTCTTTTAAGTCACCTTGTTGACCTTTTGCATCAGGGAAAGCAGAAACGACTTCTTCACTGCCATCATGGATCAGGTTTGCTGGCCAGCGTCCCTCCTGAGATTGCTCGCGCCCATAGATGCGAGATGCCTCGATATTTATTGCGCCGGTACCGTGTTCAGTCATATTGGCTTGTACGGTTTGCTTAAATGGCTTGCGAGCCATGACGATGGGCTCATGCGCTGGCTTTAGTGCGGTACCCCAGCCGTCAAACTCACCATCGAGATTGTGTGACTTTGGAAAGCCGCTGCCGTAAATCCAGAGGATTTGGTCGCGTATTTCGAAACCAGCGTCCTCAGCGTTAACAACAAGTCGGTGATAGGTTCGCGATCCGCCGAACGCCAGTAAATGGCCTCCAGGTTTGAGAACGCGCAGGCATTCCTGCCACTGCTCAACCGTCGGGACGTCGTAATCCCATTTGTGGTTCATGAAGCTCAGGCCGTATGGCGGGTCGGTTACAATTGAGTCCACCGAATTATCAGGAAGCGACTTAAGCACTTCCTCGCAGCGGCCTACATGCAGTTGATATGTCAT